ACAATTATGATAATGTAATTTCATGCGTCTGCATAGCGTCTTGCTGTGCGGGCGCATTTCTTTTGCTTTGCCTCGGGCCAATTTGGCCCGAAGTCCAGCCCCGGTGCCGCTCTCCGCCGCCCTCCGCTTCGGTCACTCGTCAATCCCCAACACCGAAACGGAGGTACACAATGAAGGAAATCAATTTGCGGGATTTTTACCCGTGGTATATGGAAGATGTGATGGTCGAAGTCACGGAGGAAGTTGCGGAAGAATTGCTGGCGGGCCAGCGGTACATCAAGGCCAGCCGCCGCCGTGTCTACCGGAATAAAGCGCACTTCTCGCTGGACGCCGAGGACGGTATCGAATATTCCGCCTGCTTCTCTAACCCCTCTCCGCAAGAACTGATCGAGCGCATGGAACGCTTCGAGCATATCTGCCATGCGCTGAATAGTCTGCCTGACGCACAGGGCCAGCGGGTGTTTGAGCACTATCTGCTGAACCACTCGGTCAAAGCGATTGCTGCCGCCGAAGGTGTGACGGAAAGGGCCATCAACGCCGCCATCCAGCGTGGCTTGGAGAACATGAAAAAATATTTGGAAAAAGTTCTGTGAGCCTATTCTTTTTCCCGTTCTAACTGACACGGTTAATGAGAGGATGAACCTTCCTCACACAACTGAATAGCGGGTAACTCGGAGTGCTTGGCAGGGAGCCAAGCAACAGGTACGCCAAGACTTTTCCATAAGGAAAACGAGCGACAACTACTCATGCCGCAAGTGGGGACAAGCCATCTCCACGGCCACGATCTGTAACGGGCCGCAAGGAATAAGTTGGCAACTTATTCGCTCCGATTTGCCGCACAATCCAGCGGGGACGCTGACGAAAAAAACAGTTGTCTTGCGACAGGCCGAACATATAGCGTCAGCGCCCCCAGCTTTATAAGAAAGAAGGTCTTGACCATGAATGAGGAATGGAGCAACGACGCTTGCCGTGGCTATGTTATCAAAGCCATGGAAAACTGTGGGTTCCACGCAAAGGACATTCATCAGGTGCTCGTTGAGCTTTATGAAGTCTTTGACTTCTGCGCTGTTGAGGAGGCGGCGCACTACTACGAAAATTGGCAATACTGACCTCGGGCCAAGTTGGCCCGAGGCGTGGAGAAGAACGAAAGGACAGCACTCTTTGCCGGGTGCTGCCCTTTCGCTTTTCCCCACTGGGACAATGCGGGAAATGCTGGCAGTCAACCAACTACGCAAAGGAGGCTTCAATGGTACAATCCGTTACTTATCAGAGTGAAACCAAAACCGTCCATTTTCAGGGGAAAAGCATTGTGCTGGAAAGTCTTACGCCGGTACTCTCTCCGAAGGAAAAGGAAAAGCGGAAAAAGGAGATTGAACGCTGTCTTTATGAGGTGTTCAGCAAGTACAGAAGGGCCAGCGATACCCCGGCCTGACCATCGGCAACATTGTCCTTCGGGGCTATCAATGGTATAATATACTTGTAGGTTGGTAGCTCCATTCCACAGGAAAGGAGCCCAACATGAATATCAGAGAAGATGTAATTTATGCAAGACAATCCGTAGACCGCAAGGACAGTATCAGCATTGAGAGCCAGATTGATTTCTGCAAGTATGAGTTGAAAGGCGGCAGTTGCCGGGTTTTCAAAGACAAGGGTTATTCCGGCAAGAATACCGACAGGCCCGAGTTTCAAAAGCTCCTTGGCGAGATACGCAAAGGCAAGGTACGCCGGGTAGTTGTCTACAAGCTGGACAGAATAAGCCGCTCCATTTTGGACTTTGCGAATATGATGGAGCTGTTTCAGGAATACGATGTAGAGTTTGTTTCTTCCACAGAGAAGTTTGACACCTCGACCCCCATGGGCCGGGCTATGCTGAATATCTGTATCGTATTCGCCCAGCTTGAACGGGAGACAATTCAGAAGCGTGTCACAGACGCTTATTACTCCCGGTGCCTGAAAGGCTTTCACATGAGCGGTCAAGCTCCCTATGGCTTCGACTTGGAGCCAACGGTGGTTGAGAATATCCGCACAAAGATGATGGTAGCCGACCCCATAGCCGCAAGCCATGTACGCCTGATGTTTGAAATGTACGCCGAGCCCGAGACTTCCTTCGGAGATATTACCCGGTATTTTGAGGAACGGGGTATCAAAGTATATGGGAAGTCATTGACCCGTTCCTACTTATCCCAGCTCTTACGCAACCCCGTCTATGCACAGGCTGACTTGGAAATGTATGAGTTTTTCAAAAGTCAGGGTACGGTGGTAGTCAATGACGCCGCCGACTTCGCCGGGACAAATGGCTGTTATCTCTATCAAGGCCGGGATGTGAAGGAGGACAAGGACAAGAGCTTGAAAGACCAGATCCTTGTGATTGCGCCCCACGAAGGCTTTGTATCTGCTGATGTTTGGCTGAGGTGCCGCAAGAAGTTGATGACAAACACCACCTTCCAGAATGGCCGCAAGGCCCGCAACACTTGGCTGGCCGGGAAAATCAAGTGCGGGAAATGCGGGTACGCACTCAAAACGACCCACAATCCCTCTGGCTATGAATACCTCCGCTGTTCCAAACGGGCCGACCACAAGGGCTGTCCGGGGTGCGGCACTCTCCGCAAGACGGAGTTTGAACAGTTCATTTTTACCGCCATGGGAGAAAAGTTCCGGGAGTTCAAGCTACTGCGGGGCGGCGAGGAAAAGGCAAACCCGAAGATTACCGCCTATCAGGTGGAGCTTGCACAGGTAGAGGCCGAGATTGAAAAACTGCTTGATACGCTGACCGGGGCCAACGCCACCTTGCTGGCCTATGCCAACAAGAAAATCGAGGATTTGGACAATCGCAGAAAAACGCTGTCCAAGGCGATAGCTGACTTGTCCGTTGAAACGCTGTCCTCCCAGCAAATTGAATTGCTGTCCGGGTATCTGGACGATTGGGAGAATATCAGTTTTGAGGACAAACGAAAAGCCGCTGACGGTCTGATTTCTTCAATCAGTGCAACCAGCGACTATGTAAAGATAGAGTGGAAAATCTGACACTCTTTCCACTCTATCAAACCACTTGTTTCTTTATACCGCTTGTAGCCCCTTGTCCACCGTTGCTTATGTCGGCTGACAGTGGGTAAAGCCGTTGTAGCAATGCCCCACAAAGCCCTCTTTGCGTACATCTTCCCGCAAGATCGCGTCAATCTGTTCCTGCTGTTTGTCAATTTGCAGTTGCAGATTTCCGGCGGCGTCCTCGGTCAGCTGATCTTTCATGTGGGCAAACCACTTTGCAAATTCGCTTTCAAAAGCCTCCTGATCTGCAAGCGCGGTGTCGGACAGTTCGCTGAACCACGTTTCGTACTGTTTCTGCATCACGGTCAGGTCGATGCCCTTGAATTTGCAGTACACATACCCGCACAGGTCAGAATCCGCGCGCTTGTCGGTAATCATGCTGGAGGTGATCGCGGTAGCACCGGCAGGAACGCGGACATAGTACAGGCACAGATCGTATGTTTCGGCGTCACGAATGTAAGCGGGGGCAACCGGCGTAATGGCAGGCGTACCAGCCACGACCATTGCGTGAATATCCCGCGTGTTTACATCGCGCCGAACAACAACCGTGTCAATACGGTCAAGCGCGCCGTCGGCATAGCCGAACGTAAGCACAAGCGGGCCGTCGTTCTTGTAGTGGTAGCCGTTCACAATAGCCCAGCCCTCGCCCAGCTGCGCGGTCATGCCGCCCGCCGGGGTAAGGGTCAGATCACCTTGCTGGCACACGCCGGAATGGAACAGAATATCCGTTGTGGCGGCGGTATCAGCGGTGGTATATTTTCTGTCCCCATTGTGCGAGGGGAAGAATCCACTCCATTCACCCATTTATAAATCCTCCAAATCTAAGGTTTCGGATTTTGTTTTGCCTGTGACCGGGTAGACAGTAACGCCGCCGTTTTCGTAGATTTCCTCAACTTCGGTCACGCGCTCGGTCAGGGTCTTGCCGATGGTGGAATCGCCGGTGGTTACTTTGTCGCCTAAATCCCAAAGGAGGCTATATAGCATGAAAGGATTTCCGAAAACCATTGCAACCAAGGCAGACCTCTTGAACTGCCTTGCCATGGCGCAGGCAACGCCGCCCGCATTCCCTGTCAGCGAGCTTGCCGCCGCTATCGAACAGATTGAAGCGGGCGCGTACCTGCATTGCCCGATTCTGGGCGTTGACGGTACGACGGTAACGATTGGTTACTGCGCCGAAGCTGCCGCCGGTCAGACCACCGGCAACGGTGCCAAGATCACCGCCGTGGAGCATATCGAAGAAGATGACGCCACCGGCACAAAGCAGCTGACAAAAACTGCGGTGACGCTTGCAAAGGCGCTGCCGTCCGATACCGAAACCCTGCTGATTCCGGCAACTATCACCACCGCACAGCGCATGGGGCTGACCGCTGCCGAACTGAAAAATATTAAAGGTGTGGTGATGAGTTTATGAGCCGTTTTCTTGTGGATAGTCTTACCGACAAACGCGCCCTGCTGAATTGCAAGGTATTCGGCGCGCTGTCCGATGTGGTTGCCCCGGTCAAAAAGTACCTCGACGCAAACGCCGCAAAACAGATCACGGTATTTGCCGACTGCGTTTTTGCCCTGACCGGCGGCGGTGTGTTTCGGACGCAGAACACTGTGCTGACCGAGGCAAACCTCGACAGCGGCACTTTTACCGTCGGTTCGGACTACTATGTGTATCTGTGCGACCCCGGCAGCGATGCAGATGAAATCTACATTATTTCCAAAAACAGCACCTACCCCTCCGGCTACAATGCCGATACCAGCCGCAAGATCGGCGGATTCCACTTTGGCAAATGCCGCAAATCGCTGTCCGTGTCCGACGTCTATGACGGCATCGTGCCCGCGTCCGTGTGGACGCTGCTTTGGCGGCCGGCTTGCAGCCCGGAGGCTATGGTTTATATCGGCGGCGGCACATGGCTTGACATCTATATCAACAGCGACGATGCAAACGGTGGTCTGTTGAGCAAGTACAACGCCACGCCCATTACCGGCACCGAGGGGCTGAACTGGTACATTGCGCAGGAACGCTTGCGCCGCGTGGGTAAGCGTATGCCGTCTTACGGCGAGTGGTGCAAGGGTGCCGAGGGAAGCCCGCAGGGGCTTGATGCCAGCAACGCAAACGGCTGGACGGCTACCAGCAACACGGCGCGGCAGCTGACCGGCTATGTAGCCAACGCAACAAGCCTGCTGGGTCTGCGTGACTGCGCGGGCAACGTGTGGGAATGGTTGGACGAACTTTGCCTTGACCCCACCGCAAGCAGCTGGAACTGGTATGACGTCGTGCCCGGCTACGGTCAGATTTATATGCCGTCCAATACCGCCCTCCACGCCCTGATTGCTGGCGGCTACTGGAACATCGGTGCCCACTGTGGTGCCCGCACTGTGCATTGCAACTCTTACCCTTGGAGCGTCCACACCAATGTGGGCGTGCGCGGGGCCTGTGACGCCGTTTGACCGTCTTGCCCCGCGAAAGCGGGGCTTGTGAAAAACTATGAATCCACTTGAAACAGAACAACTAATTTATGATTTTGCACTGTACATCTACCCGATCTTGAACAACTGGCCTAAAGCGGAGAAATTCGCCCTTACCAACAGAATTAAGAATTGCATTTTCACGATGCTGGAGGAATGCGTTGCCTTGCGCAAATCCAGCACGAAGAAAAGCCATGCTTATGCCATTGACCGGGAACTGGATATGCTGCGCACCTACTTCCACCTCGGCTACGACCTGAAATATTGCAACGCCCACCGCTACGAAGTGATCGGGCGCAAGCTGGCGGAGATTGGCGGCAGAGTTGGCGGGCTTATCAAAGCCATCAACGCAAGATCATAACCATGGGCTGAGCCCTTATTTTCCCTCCACGCCCTGATTGCTGGCGGCAACTGGAACAACGGTGCCCACTGTGGTGCCCGCACTGTGAATTGCAACAATTACCCTTGGAACGTCAACACCAATGTGGGCGTGCGCGGGGCCTGTGACTTCTATTATTACGCGGGGCAGATCGGTACGGTCAAGGCTTTACCGACAGACTTTTCAAGAAGTCAGAGGATTCGGCCCGTTCGGGGCAATACCCGGCAAACATCAAAAAGGACGGCTGCCGCAAGTAGCCCATGCAAAAGAGGGAGCCGTGTTGCCTTATGGGGCACAAACGCATCAATAACATTTACGATCAAATTTACAACTATGAAAATCTGCTGAAAGCATACCGAAAGGCACGCAAAAACAAACGATACCGCACCGAGGTACTTGCCTACACCGCCCGCCTGTCGGAAAACCTTTTGGAATTGCAGAAAGATTTCAAGACGTGTACATACCACCCGCAGCCTTATCGGTCTTTCACCATCTACGAGCCGAAAGAAAGAATCATTCGCGCCCTGCCATTCAAAGACCGAGTTGCCCAGCACGCCCTCTGCAATGTCATTCGCCCGATCATTGAACGCGGGTTCTACGCCCATTCCTATGCCTGCATTGATGGGCGCGGCGCGCACAAAGCAAGTCATGACCTGTCACGCTGGTATTACCGCCTGTACAGGGAATGGAACGGCAATGTGTGGGTGCTAAAGGGCGACATTCACAGCTATTTTGCGAGTATGTCCCACGACGTACTAAAGCGGCAATACCGCAAAGAAATCAAAGACCGGCGCGTGCTTGCCCTGCTGGACTGCATCGTAGATCACAACGGCACCGGCGAGCCTGTCGGCGTACCTGTGGGTAACCTGACAAGTCAGCTGTTTGGCGGTATGTACCTGACGCCGCTTGATCGTTTCGTGAAAGAAACCCTGCGTGCAAAATGGTATATGCGCTACATGGACGATTTCGTCATTTTGGCGCGCAGCCGCCTCGAACTGGTTGAACAGCTGGAAAAGATCACCGAGTTCCTACACACTGAACTGCGCCTTGAATTGAACCCCAAAACAAAGATTTACAAACCAATGCACGGAATTGATTTTGTAGGGTATCGGCATTTCCACGATTACCGCCTGATACGCAAGGACAGCATAACCCGCTGCCGCCGACGTATCCGCCGGTATGCCGCTGGTAAGGTCAGCTGGAACCAACTGCATGAACAGCTTACCAGCTGGACAGGACACGCAAGCCATGCCGATGCCTGTGGAATCGTCCGTAAAATCTGGGCAGAGGCGCTTGCCGCAAAAGCGGCGCGTGAATCTGCCAACAAGGACGGTGAAGCCTATGACGGCGCGAGAGATAGCCCGCGCAGCGCTTGATCTTGCCGATGAAGCACTTGCCCTTGCTGAACGCAAGGACAGCTGCACAGGCGGTCAGCGCCGCGCGCTGGCTGATTTGGAATTTGAATATGCAATCGGCATATTTCAAACTACGAACCCGGAAATGGAGGTAAAAAACAATGCGACTTTCCAACGGTGAAGTTCTGCTGCACTGGCCGCTTGACATTCATGTGCTGACACAGGGCTGGTATTACAATGACGGCTCCCTGCATCAAGCGGTTGATCTGCGTACCCAGATCAAAGGTATGTATATCCGCCCGGTCTATGCCGCCGAGGACGGCACGGTCGATCAGACTCAAAACTGGGATGGGCACACAAAAACAGGTATGCAGAGCTATGGAAATATGGTGCGTATCAGACACGCCGACTACAAAAGCAAGACCTTGCAGACACGGTACGCCCACCTGTCCAGCTATTGCGTCAAGTACGGCCAGAGGGTTAAAGAGGGTGAGATCATCGGTTACAGCGGCACGACCGGCAACGTATACGGCGCGCATCTGCATTTCGAGGTTATCCTGAACGGCAAGCGCACCAACCCGCTTACATGGCTTGACGCTGATTATACCCTTGCCACCGGCAGGGAATACCAGTTCAACAAGGGCGAACACAGCGTTGCCGTGCCCGCTGCCGATACCACAGACAAAAAACTGCAAATCCCCACCATCGGCCCCATGAGCAAGGGCGACTATGATGCCCTGCTGAAAACTGCCGCTGACAACGGCAGCGCGCCGACCCTGTACACCGTAACCATGCAGGCAATGTCTACCGCTGCCGCCTCTGCCTTACAGCAAAAGGCGGACGCACTGGGCGTCCACTACACAAGCAAATGGGTGGAGGACTAAACCATGCAGCAAATCATCTTGCAGATGTTGCCGGGCCTGTTGACGTCGCTTGTGACAGCCCTTGCGGGCGCTGTGGCGGGCTTTGCCCTTGGGCACAGGAAAGCAGCCGAGAACAAGGACAAAGCCATGGAAAGCGGCGTGAAAGCCCTGTTGCGCGGGCAGGTAATGTCTTTGGGCTTGCATTATATCAGCAAGGGCGTTATTCCGCCCTATGGTATGGAAACCCTGCGCAATTACTATGACCCTTATGTTGCCTTGGGCGATGGAGACCCCTCTATCAAACACATCATGGCAAACTGTGAACGCTTACCGGCGTGTGCCGCCGGAAATAAGGAGGAATAACCCATGAAAAAGAACTACCTTGCAGCTCTTGCGAAAGCCGCTGCCGTGCGCGCGGTCAAAACCGTTGCACAGACCGCTATTGCCACGATCGGCAGCGCTGCCGTTCTGGGCGCGGTTGACTGGCGCATTGTGGTGAGCGCGTCCGCCTTGGCCGGTCTGCTGTCCTTGCTTACCAGCATTGCGGGCTTACCCGAAGTGCCTGACAGCGACGGCGACGGAATCCCGGACGAAGCGGACAACTAAAGAACACGGCAGACAACCCATTGCGGGAGGTCTGCCGTGTTCTTTTATGCGTTTTCTTCTGCGTTGCCATCTGGCACAGCATCGGGAACATATTCCATGAGATCACCGGGCTGGCAATTCAGCAGGGCACACAATTTATTGACCGTTCGATAATCTAATCCGCCGCCTTTATCCAACTTTCCTAAGACCGATGGGCTTATACCGTTTTTTCTTAACCAATATTTGTTGTGCCCCTGACTGTATAACTGCCGAAACAGTCCATTATAAGTAATCATAGTTCACCTCGCTAAAATGTGCCCTTTTTCATTATCCATATTATAGCAGATACTATGTACTAAAGCAAGTACAAAAATACACAATAAATTGTATTAAAGATAGTGCAATTTGCGCATTGCATTATTGCACTAGATATAGTACAATATAAACATAGCAAGGGGCGGTACAAATAGAAAGGAACCGCCAAAATGAAAAGCAAAGAATATGAAGCACTTAGCAAGGAATCCCAACAACAATACTTCCGGCTGTACATCGAATTTCTAAAGCTAAAAAATAAAAAGGTCAGATGGAGACCCTGCGAAAAGTAACCATCTAACCTAGAGAACAAGAAACGCAACCGCCCCTTGCTTATTTTTTATTATAAACATATTGGCGGCGAAAATCAAGACCGTGGAGGGTCTGTTGTATGAAAAAATCATTTTTATCTGGTTATGCCGTACCCGAATGGCTTGCCGATGCCTGCGCCCGCGAATGCGCCCGCGGCTTTTGCGGTCATGCTGTACTTTCTGTCCGTCAACTGGAATTTCTTCTTGCGCTTGCACAGGGCGCGGCAGAAATGATTTAGCAGGGGGATATAGATATGCCACGCATCTTTAAGCATCTTACACGCACCGACAGACTGCGCATTGAAAAATGCTTAAATGAGGGGTACACCTACCGTCAAATTGCAGATGTTTTGCGTGTGCATATCAGCACTGTATACAGAGAAATTGAACGCGGCTCATACACGCGCCTGAATGGCGACACCTATGAATTTTATACGGCTTATAGCCCTGATATAGCCGAGGAACGCTACCGGGCGAATTTGAGCGCCAAGGGGGCCGATCTGAAAATTGGAAACGATCACGAATTTGCAAAGTATATCGGCAACAAAATCAAAAATGAAAAGCGTTCCCCGGCTGCGGCTATGGCAGATATAGTGCTGGAGGGAAAGGTGTTCAAGACGTCCGTGTGCGTCAGCACGATATACAGCTATATTGCAAAAGGCGTGTTTGCAGATATTACAGACAAAGACCTGCCCGACAAACCAAAGCGCCACCGCAAGCCAAAAGAGAACAAGCAAGGCTCCAGACCCCCGCGCGGCGAAAGCATTGAAAAGCGCCCGGAGATCATCAACAGCCGTGATGAATTTGGACATTGGGAAATGGATACCGTTTACAGCGCTGCCGAAACAAGCCTGCGCGCCCTGCTGGTTCTGACTGAGCGAAAGACCCGCAAAGAAATTATTATCCTGATGCCTGACAGGACAGCAAAAAGCACCGTTCGTGCCCTGAATCGGCTGGAACGGCGCTTGGGTGCTAAATTCCGCAAAATCTTCAAATCTATTACCGTAGACAACGGCACGGAATTTTCTGATTTGGTTGGTATGGAAAAATCTGTTCTATACAACGGGGCGCGGACACGATTTTATTATTGCCACCCTTACAGTTCATGGGAACGCGGGTCAAACGAAAATCTGAACCGAATGATTCGCCGCTGTTTCCCGAAGGGCACGAGTTTTGCCAGCGTCACCAGAAAGCAGGTGCAGCGCGTAGAAGATTGGATTAACAACTATCCCCGCAAAGTGCTGGGCTATTTGACCGCCGAAATACTCTATAATGAGTGTGTCGCCGCCCTGCCCAAAAATTAAATTATGAAATTTTCGCATTTACTCTTGACATTCACCAGGTAATCCTCCACGCCGTATTTCAGAGCCTTTTGCGCATACTCAAAATAGCGGTAACCGCTAATCACCACAAACCGTGTCTGCGGAAACCGCTCCGACACCTGCTGCACAAGCTCCAGCCCGGTCAGAACCGGCATACGGATGTCGGTAATAACGACTTCCGGCTGTTCCTGCTCAATGCGTTCTAATGCGGTACGCCCGTCCCGGCAGATATCCACAAAGCTAAGCCCCAGTTCTTCCCAATGGATCAGATGCTTGACCAACTGCCCGACGCGCGGCTCGTCATCCGCAATCAAAACTTTCAGCATACATACACTTCCTTGCCGTTTTTGCTTTCATCATACATCAAGTTTGTAAAAATTTCCACCCTTTTCTTTGGGGCGTTCTCTTTGTAAAAAGTTGTACTCTTATGTCACCAACAAAAACCGAGTTGGTTCACAAAACAGGGGCAGTAAAAACGCCCCGGAAAAAGAAAGTAAGGGTACAAAAATGAAGTACGAAATCGTAGGTATCGAACATGCAGTTGGTGATTTCACTCCGACCTCTGGCCGGAATGCAAACACCGTCCAGCACTATGATGTTTACCGTCTGCATACGCTGAAAAACAGCAAGGACGCTTACGGTCAGATTACCGCAGTAGTCCGTGCCACTCCTGACCAGATGGGCCAGATTATCGCTGACCTCGGCGGCAATATCGCAGACGTTCCCGGTCACATCCTCGACATGGAAGTCCACAACAGCTTCGGCAAAATCAACCTCACCGATCACGAGGTTGTAGAGTAATGAAGCCTGCCCCACCACCAGTTGTTCGACCACCACCAGAATAACTGCCGTGGGGCGGTGAATATAGCTGCTGTTATATCTGCAAGAGATTTTGCGAATTTTCACTTGCAGGGCGCTGGGTCTAATGGCGGCTATCTTCACCGCCCCACACGTTTTGCCAGACGGATTCTGGCATTCCTTGGCACTACGTCCAAGGAATGCCAAATTCCATGCCAAAATCAAACGCAGAGGTGGTAACAATGTCGGAACCAAACAGCCCAAAAAGCCCAAAAGCGTATCAGTTTATGTTCGTTCTCTACCCAGAGAGCCAACAAGCGGCCATCGACTACATAAAAGCCAACTGGCCCTGTGCATGGGCTTTGCATGATAAAGATACGCACACCGAGCAGGAATATCTGGAATACGGTAAAAAGCATGACGGCAATTGCCCGGATTGGAATATCGGTGACTTGAAAAAGCCGCATTACCATTTTGTGGTAAAGTTCAAGAACGCCAGATACTTAACCGGCGTTGCAAAGGAAATCCGTAAATACTGCGACATAAATGATGCTGCTATCAAGAAATGCTACAACCTGTACAAGGCGTATGTGTATCTCTGGCATCAGAACGACCCCGACAAATTCCAGTATGACCCGGAGCAGGTTGTCGGTCTGCACGACTTCGACCCGCCCCAACAGAATGAGGGTGTTACCGAAGAAGAACAGGTTGAAACAATGTTCAACGCTCCTGTATTCTCCACGGTTAAGGAACTTGCCCGTTGGGCTTACGATAACGGCTGCTGGTCTACCTTCCGCAAGAACTACGGTCTGTGGAAAGACATTCAGAATGAATCTAAGGGCGGTACAGAAAATGCCTAGTATTTTCAATGTATGCACCCAACCGCTGGATGAACAGGGACAAGCCAAACCTTGCCCCTGCCGCTATACCAGAATATGCCCCGATTCAACTGTAAAGTGTGATTACGGGGAATGTTACTGTAAAAACTGCTACACGGATGAAAATGGTAAGTTCCACCACGAAACTGCAAAACTGAAAGACGGAACATTCTTCCCCTGCAATAACTTTGCTCCTTTTTCCCGTTACTGCAATCTCTGCGCATTCAACTACAAACGTCCGTTCTATTCTTCGATTCTGGGCGAGTATCGCCCGTTTGAGCAAAGAGCAAACAGAGATACGGACGGCGATTTACCCTTTTGAGGTGCAATATGCGACCCGTACAGAAAACCCTCGTAGACTTCGACAAAATTGAAGCCTACGCGAGAACGGTGGAATTTCTTCACAATAAGCAAGCCGCTACCGACCTGCGAAACGTGAAGAAAGATATTCTCGCAGTATACGATAAGCAAGCATCTAACTACTGTGCCCTTGTCACTTGCTTTGATGATAAGACCACCACCGTATCCGTAGTTCCCCGCGATTACTGGTTGTAACGCTTACCCCCAAAAGCAAGCGTTTACATACAAAATTTTGAAGAAAGGAGACGCAACCATGAATCCTACTTCTGTTGAAGCTGGCGCAGAGGTTGCAAAAAGCGCTATGGAAACCGTTATTGCCGCCATGTCTGATGTGTTCACCCTGTCTGGCACCGTCGTTACCGAGATCACTAAGCAGCCTATTCTGCTGTTCTGCCTGGCCGCTGGTCTGGTGCCCGTGGGTATCCACATCTTCTCTAGCCTGAAGAACGCCGCCCGCGGCTAATCGGGCAAGCCCAAAGGGGCAGGGCATCACGCCCTGCCCCTTTTCCTGTACTTTAACTCGAAAGAGGTTTTATATATGAATCTTTTCAACAGCTTTATTGGTGCTCTTATCGGAAACCTTATTGCGCAGCTTCTCTTTTCGCTACTGACAAGCCGCAATGATTCGGACGAAGAATACGAGGACGAAGATGACAACTAAAAATGCCGCCATCACTGGCGGCTGGTGAATACTGCTTTTATTTTAAGGATGTGTTATTTATGGTTACGTTTCTTTGCTTTCTTATGGGCTTTTCCTTTGGTGTTGTCCTTTTGCCGTATTCTACCCGCTTTATAACAAAGTATGCACATAGAGAATGCCATTCCCGCGATAAGCGTTAAAATTGCCCGTATGTATTGATTACTTATGTACTGACAGATTATTAGTGGTATAGCAACTAAGCATAACCAGCCATAAAATTGATTGCTTTGTTCATTTTGCACTACTTCTTTTCCTGCAATTGAGTTATACAGATTTGGGATAAGTAGTCCTATTCCAGTTGACAAAAGGTTGATTGCTATACTTTCTAATTCTTGCATTTAGCTATCCTTTCTAAAAAAGCCGCCATTACTGGCGGCGGGATTTTATGAGATAAATGACCATTGCAATTATTGCGGTAAGTATAGCCATTGTATTTTGACTATCTTTTCCACCGAAAAGAAATGCAATCATATTGTAAAAAACACACACAAAGTAAAATCCGAAGTATCCGATTACTGCAACACCAAGAATAGTTGCAATCTTTTTGAATATATCCATCCTTTTCACCTCACCATGATTATAGCAGGGAGTGTTCACATGGTCAAGAAAATAATAGCCGTTGCAACTGCAATTTTGATGCTGTGTTGCATGGTTCCTCTTGCCGCATTTGCAGATGATATTTTAGATACATGTCCTAAATGCGGTGAGCGCACATATGAAACATGGCAAGATTTTTCTACTTCGGTTCCTGACCTTGGTTTTCCCATTTCAATAAAGAGACGGCACTGTACTTCCTGCCAATATACTTACTATGATTGGAATTGCATGGGGTATACCGGATACAAGGAATTTGATAGTGGTTCCGGTAATCTGATTGTAGATTATTTGAAAGAATGGAAAGATAAAACCTTCGGCAAAAATGCCACTGCCAAGAAGTACGAAACCGGCGGCGGCTCTGCCGGTACTGGCGGCGTAGGCCGTAGGCCCTCCGGGTATGTAGATGATAAAGGCACTCCCTCGTTCAATGTCGACGGTAATTTGATTTTCTATGTGCCTATTACTGGATGGAGTGTAGATTCTTCATCAAAAAGCTGTGGTATTGCCGATACAAATAATCATTTATCATTCAATGATGGGCAGCATGTAACAGGCGTTTTCCCGCTTCGTTCAGGTTATAAAGGCACAGAATACTTTAAGGCCGTTGCTCATTTCACAGCCCCAGTATCTGGTAAATATTATCTTTATAATGGTGATGTTGTAGGTCTTATCAAATCCCCTGATTTTGCTTCTTATAAAGCAGTTGTCTCTTGGAAAAGTTCGAGCTATGTTCGTTTATCTCAGGGGGATAAGCGGGCCGCCTATTGTTGTTCTGGATTTCTTGATAGAAAAAGTAGTAATTCAACGTATGAGGCTATTGGCTACGGTTTTCATATGATGGTTGTGCCTAATGAGGTAACCGTCAACAAGCAAACCAATATCACCATCAACAACAACACATGGAATGGCAACATCTACCAGGACAACAGCACCAACCTAACCTACATCTACCCCCAGTACACCACAATCAACGAAAACAACGAAACGGTCACCAACATCAGCAATAACCCCATCATCTACAACAACGAAACCAAGCAATACTACACCTACGATAGTGTAACCAACAATTACTACTATATCACCTACGAAGCGCCCACGCCGTCGCCCTCGCCTGACCCCACGCCGACACCTGACCCGGGCACAGACCCCACACCTACCCCGGAACCGGGCGGCGATACTGGCGACACCACCGGAATCCTTGCTGTATTGGTTGAAATCCGTGACAATATGATTCAAGGTTTCGCCGACCTCAAGGCCACGCTGGTGCAGGGCTGGGCTGACCTCTCCGCAAACTTCGCCCTCGCAATTGAGAACTTGAACCTCAATATAACGAACATCTTCAACAAAAAGTTTCCCGACCAAAGTACACCAGAAACCGCACAACCTAGCCCCTCGCCCTCGCCGTCCCCCGAACCTGTTGACCCTATTCTTCCCGAAACGCAAAACCTTATTATCCCGAAGATGAACAGCAACACCTTCGCAGACGAGCACGGCACATGGGTTGCTTCTGGTTCTTCAAAGTATAGTGATGTGTTCGATTTCTTCCATGCTTTTGACCGCTCCACTTCTGATTTTTGGGAAACAAATGCAAGCCCTTCTTACCTGCAAATTGAGATTCCCGACCCTGAAAGCTATTACATTGACGGTTATCTCATGAGAATTTCAAAATTCAATAACCGTTATTCTAAAGATTGGACACTGCAAGGCTCTGACGATGGCAAAACATGGGATGATTTGGACAAACAAACAGGTCAAAACCTCTCGGACATGGAAGAACACAAGTATCCCCTTACCCTGCGCAAGGCATACAAATACTACCGCGTGAATATGTCGAACTACGCAAGTTCTATGTGTTCCCTCAGTCACTTTAACCTTTTGGGATATGACGCAAAGGATGTTGTAACTCCTACACCTTCGCCCTCTCCCTCGCCGTCACCCAGCCCCACACCTGACCCGGGCGAAACGCCTACCCCCACACCGGCCCCCACGGACAAGCCCAGCAACGGCAATACAAACAACTTTTGGAACTTCGTGTTTCCCGGTGGCAATGACGACGGCACCGAAAATGGACACAAAGGTATCCTGTGGGCGCTTATCTCCCTGCTTATCGCGGTCGTTACCTTTGTCCTCGGCCTGGGTAGTGCCTACTCGTATGTGTTTCCGTTCCTGCCGGCTGGCCTGGTCACCACGATACACATCTGCGTGCTGGTGCTCCTGCTGTTCGCTATTATCAAATTTGTAAGGAGTTTCTTGTAATGTGGAAAAGACTTTGTATTACGCTGTGCTTCGTGTTCTGCGCTACACTTTGCGCCGTGCCCGCCGTCTTTGCCGACGATACGTCCGCCGATTCGTCCGCAAGTTCTGCCGATTCGTCCTCTGATTCTACATTTCTGGGCGATGCTGGTGAACTGAACGGTAAAGTTTCGGATAACTTTGCAGATGGCGTCGACAAGGTAAAAGACGACTTGACCGATGTGCACGGCTCTCTGCACTACAACCTAAAAGACGAGTTCCCGCAATTCTGCAAAGAAGCGCTGTCGTTTGTGCCGGAGGCTTACTGGTGGGCGTTCTCGCTGGCTATCCTGTTCGGCTTTGTGCTGGCGCTTTACCGCCGTATGACATGAGGTGATAACATGAGCGGATTTCTTAATGTAATGAATGTAATTATGAACGGCTTCAACCAGAGTTTCACAGTGTACGGCTTCACGCTGTCTTTCTGGGATATTTGGTTGTGGTCTATCATCGGCGCAATCGTCGCCGCCTTTATCGGGGGTATGCTCAAGTGATGGACAACTTCTCTAAAACCTGTGCAGCCATCATCCTGCTGCTGTCGCTGGCCGCTGGTGCGGTCGCGCTGGACGCAAAAGCCGAGGACTACACCCCGGACGAAGCGGCCCAGGAAGAGCAGGAACAGGCCCCCAGCATCGACACCAGCAGCTATGTGCAGGTAGCCGACCCTGCTCTCTATGCAAAACTGGACACCCTGCAAGAATCCATTGACCGGCTGGCGGACGCCCTGACCCCGGCAGATGCCGAAACCGACGCCGAAGCACCGACCGAGGAACAGCCCGCGCTTGACTATACGGCCCAGCTTTCGGGCATCTCTGCCCAGCTGGCCGATATGGCCCAACAGGCCACCGCCGAAACCGCCGAAGATGCCGACCCGTTCCAAAAGCCTTTTGAAGAATACACGACCGGCGAGACCTTGGCGCTTATCGGCGTAGTTCTCTTGTTGGTGTTCGGTGTGTTCTCTCTGCTGAAAAACTTTGTACTGTGAGGTGATTTCATGGCTTCTCTATTCTCTGACCTGCTGACGTTCTTTGGCATCTCCACGACCCCGCCGCAAAATCTGGCTGAGTTGTTCCCGTGGCTCCTGGCTATCCTCGTGGCTATGTCGTTGTTTCTGTTCGTGTTCTCCATTATCAAGGATTTCACCCACACATTCGCGCGGGGTAGATTCTGATGAACGGATACACAGTGCTTCTTCTGGTCGCCGCGCTTATCGTGCTCGGTGTCTCCCGCATTGCCCGGCAAATCGTGTTTCACCCTCTGCAAACCGGCATCCATGCAGTCAAGGACCTGATTGCCTACATACGGCATAAGGGCTGGAACACCTGCCCGGTCGGTGCTCTGGACATCTACTGCGGCTATTTCGGCAGTGGTAAAACGCTGTCGCTGGTGCATAAGGTCGTTGGCCTGTATAACCGCTACAATGACAAGCCGGTGTGGTGTTCTCGCCGCAAAAAGTTTGTAACGCAGAAAATCAACGTGCTATCAAACGTTGACCTTACCATTCCCTATACCAAGCTGGACAGCTTGGCCCAGGTGGTCAAGGCCAGCAAAACCACTAGCGCCATTGACGATGATAACGACACTCTTACCGTGACCATTGTCGCTATGGATGAATTGTCGGTGCAGATGAACTCGCGCAGCTTCAAGGACAATTTCAACGCCTACTTCCTCAATACGTTGCTCTGCTGTCGCCACTATCACATCAGCTTCTACGGCAGTGCCCAGCGATTCCAGCATGTGGACAAACTCCTGCGAGACGTGACCCACACGGTGATTCAGTGCCATAAAGTCTGGCGCTTCCAGCTGTGGGCCAGCTATGACGCGTGGGAAATGGAAAACGCCACTAACGCCGAGATGATTAAGCCCCTGCGCAAATGCTCATGTACGGTAGAGAAGCACAAAGCAAAACAAGGATAGCCAGCCCT